AGGGAGCAAACAAAGTAAAAGCGATTCTTTATGATGTATCTGATGATTGTACTTACAATTCCAAAAGGAATTATACTCTAAATCATTTGATTGAAAGAATTAAAATCTATAATCAAGAAAATTTTAACTATGAAATAATAACAATACAATTAAGAAAATGATAGAAGACGATTTTTATGCAACATTAAAATTTAAAAATGGCGAAGAAATATTTGCTAAAGTTGCTCCATCAGAAGAAGAAGATAGAACAATGCTTTTAATCTCGCACCCTGTAACTATTTGTGAAATTAAAGTTAAAGGAGGAATAGCAGGATATAAAGTAGAACCTTGGTTAAAAACTAGTAGTGAAGATTTACTTGTTATTAATATGAATGATCTACTTACTATAAGTGAATCTTCGGATTTAGAAATGATTATGATGTATCAAACTTTTGTAGCAGATTCAGTTAAAAATAGAAACAATCAAGAATCTATGAGTCGTAAAATGGGATTCTTAGGTAAAGTAGATGATACTAAAAATCTATTAGAAAAAATATATAAGAATAATAATTATCAACCTCCACAAAGGTAATTGTATACTTAATTAAGTACCTTGTCAACTATTTGTAGAAATGTTATAATATCTACATATGAGTGAGTATGCTTATGATAAAATCAGGTACTATGGCAAAACGCAAACGATCAGAACATTATGTAAATAATAAAGAATTTTTAGCGGCATTAATTAAGTATCGTGAAGATGTAGAGATTGCTAAGTTACAAGATAAACCTAAACCAGTTATACCTCGTTATATTGGAGATTGTTT